ATCGTAGCATTTTTAGCTATTATGGCAGAGGGGGTTATTATACAGCAGAAAAGTGTAGACTGTGTAAAGGTGATGATGTAGTTGACATTTACATTAACGGACTTTCAAAAACAGAAATATTATTAAAACACGTTAAAGGCTCAAACGAGTCGACTGATTACCCAATTGGCAAATATAAGAACGCAGAAAATGCCAAGGCTGCATTCGAGAAACTTATAGAGAACATTTTAAAAGAGATTCCACTTGTTGTTGTGCGAACCGATGAAGAAATTGAGAAAAGCATTCACCAGGGGGCAGAATCAAGCTCAGAAGAGGAATAAGGAAGAAAATCAAGCGGAAGGAGGAGAAATATTTGAAAGCGATTAACGAACAAATTACATCAGCTTATGACCGAATGCCCATTGAGATTACTGATTTGGTTGCCTATGTCGATGGAAGCTACGATCAGTCCACCAAGCGTTTCTCCTATGGAATGATAATATTGGAAAATGGCGAAGAAAAAACCTTTAACAAAAGCTTTTCTGATCCAAGCCTTGCAGGTATGAGAAACGTAGCAGGTGAGATCATGGGAGCTAGAGCTGCGATAGAGTATGCCATCAAAAACAATAAGAAGGGACTTGTTATACGTTATGATTATGATGGAATAGCAAACTGGCCACTTGGAAAATGGAGTGCAAACAAAGAAGCAACAAAGTCATATGTAAAATTTGTAAGAGAGGCTGTGCAAAAAGTTCAAATCACCTTTGAGAAGATCAAAGCGCATTCTGGCGACAAGTATAATGACTATGCTGACAAGCTTGCAAAACAAGCATTAGGGTTGGTTAAGTAGGAGAAAGATATGAGCAGAAGTAAAATGTATGGAATAAGGAGTGATTATGCGGGAACGGTGCTTTTTGAATATCCTAATTCATGGCTTTTCTCCCCCAATATATGGGAAATGCTGCCGAATAAATATATTCCAGACTACATCGAGACTCCGTATGGATACAAGTTAATGATTATTGAACCGCATTATGGCCCCAAAGTATGGTCAAAAACAAATGAAAAGGTTAATAATTGTGATAATACACCAGATAGAGTATGTTGGGAACTTTCTAATCAGAACATTTTTTCTACCAATGACAAAGACTTAATAGCGGATTCAATTATTAAGTTTATGGAACAGAATATTCAATATCTGGAAGCTTCAAAACCAGAGAATATCATTAAACGTTTTTCGGAAATTGCGAGTAACATTAGGTCTATTGACGAAAAAGAGTATCCGTATTTTGTTTTTAAAAATACTACCTGTGATGATGGAGTGGAGAACTGGTTTGAAAAATACGATGAGGAGACTGGGGAATACATTGAATGCTCAATGATTCAAAACAGCGATCACTTTCTGGCAGAATTTGTACTTTTCAAGGATGGAAAGATTGATAAATTCGTAAGCAACGAGGATTATTTTAAAGAAAAAACTATGGCAGAGGTATAAAAATGTCAATGATATCTTGCTTTAGTGCTAATACAAAGGCTGGTTGTGATGACTATAGACCACTTTTTGGTACACAAATAAAGACAAGGCGGAATATGAGAAAAATTATGGCATCGTGCACAGCAAATGCTATTCAGAGTACGGCCTAAAAAGAACCGGCTGATCTGAGTGCCCTTTTGGAAGGAATTTTGAAGAAGAGCTTTTGGCAATTGAGAAATACGAGCCTAAGTTTTTTAAAGCAGCTATAGGTGTATTCAGCGAAAGCTACGACTATACCAGAAAATATCGAGAATTTTTAAAAACAAAATCAAATAAAGGAGGCAGCAATTGAAGAAGTATTTGAAAGAAATTAAAGAAGAAGTTGCACTTTGCCAAAAGTACATAGATGAGTGTGATATATTTGCATCCAAAAGTGAACATGAAAAGCTTGCCTTGAAGATTGCTTCTGACTGTGAGCAGACATTATCGGCACTTGCGGATGAAATCAAGAAAGACAGATGGATTTCCACTGAAGAAGCAATGCCAGAAGAACACGACAGTATATTTGCAAAGTTCAAAGGGACTGACAAGTGGTGCAATTCGTTTTGGGAAAAAAACTCAAATACCGTTTTAGTAGTACTAGTTAATGATGAAGATAATTTTGTAGTTGGAACAGGTAAAACAATTAACGGCAAGTGGACGACAGTACCAATGACACTTAAAGACAGAACACATGTTGTTTACTGGATGCCGTTTCCAAAATTTGAACCGAAGGAGGTTAAGGATGAATAAGAATGATTTATTAAAAAATTTTGGTGGATTAACGGAGGTATAAAAATGTCAATAGTATCAAGCTACGGATTAAAGGATAAGAAGTGCATTTCGGTAAATATTTATAGCACTGACGCAGCTGTAATTCTTCGTGACTTCCTTATCAGGGTGGCTAGCAGCAGGTTGGAAAAAAGAAAATTCAGCGAAGCAGAAGTGGCACTCCACGATGCAAACGAGCTTACAGCAGCCATGGAAGAAGCCTTCGAGGAAGAATCCAATGGATAAAGAAGGATGGTGCAGACCTAAAGTATGGCGCCAGTATATATTTGGCGATCAATGTTGGATAAGCTGCTTACCGCAGCAAAAGTGGCAGTTTAAGCGCGAGGAAGGAGGGGGAGTTACCATTTTTAGTGAAAAACGGCACATTTTGTTCCGAGTCGCAGCAGAAGATTTTGAGCAGCAGTGGAAGGAGGTGTAAACAATGAATAAACGGCAGAGAAAGAAACAGTTCAAGAAGATTCACGGCATGAACCCAAGGGATTATTTCATGAAAAGTGAAAATGCTCCGAATGCAGTTATATTTTTTGTTAATTCGAGTAAAATGATCAGACGGCTATGTAAAAAGTGTGAAAGGAGGAGAGAGTGTGGAAAATAATCATATCAAGAAAATAGAGGTTGTTGATGAATGAATACAAGAACATTGCAAAGGCAAAAGCCATAGAGCAGGAGAACAAGAAGCGGCTGCTGAAAATCAATCCCCAGCTGAACGATGAAAGCGGAATTTATATTTTAACTAGAAAGGATGAGAATGGCTTCCGGTTTGCGTATATCGGGCAAGCCGTGCACATACTTAGCAGATTGGCGAGTCATATGGCTGGCTATAAACAGCACATAGACCTGAGCCTAAAAAAGCACAAACTGTATTCAGAGGGCAATCCTTATGGATGGAAGGTTGAACACATGAACGTTCCTCTTGATCAGCTTGACGAACAGGAAAAGTATTACATCAGATTTTATGCAGAAAACGGCTATCAGCTTCGGAATGTTAGCCTGGGCGGACAGGGTGAAAACCGTTCAAGCGGATCTATAGGAGACAGAAAGCAGCCTAGAACCTATTCAGAGGGCATACAGCAAGGCAAGAAAGCGTTAGCCAAGGAATTATCGTCTATTGCTGAGAAACACCTTACAATTGCCGTCAAGCCCGAAAAACAGGGCAACAAAGTTTCAGAGCGTCAGAGAGATAGGTTTATGGAGCTTATCAGTGTCGAGAACTATGAGGAACCAGGAAAGGAAATGGCAAATGAGAGAAAATGATATTAGAACACTTCCAGATGGAAGTCATTTTAACTTTAAAGGATTTGAATGGATTGTGTTGGACAATAACGTAGAGGGCGGAGTTCTGGCAATTATGGCATGTGCTTGGAACGAGGAAGAGTATTGTTTTGATGAGGGCTGCTGCAACAACTATGCAGAATCGAGTTTACGTAGAAAGCTGCTTAGCGAACTGCTTCCTGTGTTAGGCAAGGATAATCTCATTCCTCATGAGGTTGACTTGATAGCCGACAACGGGGACGATCGTTACGGCACAGTCAAGGACAAAGTATTCATCCTGAGTTGTGACGAATACAGAAAGTACCGCAAGAACGTTCCACTGCTTCTTGAATGGATGTGGACTTGCACTCCTTTGTGTGTCTCAGACGCCGGGGGCGGTAACTTCAGTCGCCGCGTGCGTGGGGACGGCAGGCTGAGCAACGACACTGTGGGCCTTGGTAGTGGGGTTCTCCCTGCTTGTGTATTTAATCCAGAAAAAGTGAAAATAGAATATCAATTTGTAAATGTTAAGGAGAAAACAGAATGACAGTATATGAATTGATTCAGAGACTTACAGAATTTCCGAGTGATGCAGAAGTAGATTTTGAATTACAGAAAAGTTTTGGATGGCCAGCAGTAGTTGATACAGATGAAGGAACTAGACTGGTGACTGCTAATGTAAGCCTAAATGAAAGGCTAGACATAGAAAACTTTCACTTTTATAGACATAACGATGATTCATCAACTTTATATATTCATTTTAATTTTTAAAGGAGAAGTAATGATTAACGAGCAAGTTTTACTGAGAAAGATCAATGAACAGTTAAGAGACATGCCGGAGGCGCGAAACAAAGTCAAACGCCTGATTTATTCTATGGATTGGGTAGATTCAATCAAGCTGCCAGAAGAGGGCTGCAACCATGATGAAAGTAAAGATGATTTCAGCCATGGTTATGTTGCTGGATATTATGATTGTATCAATAAAATCAAGAAGCTGAATGGCTTAGGATGAAAACATGATTTAATTATAAAAAGCGCTGTTAGGGTTGGCTGCAGCAGCAGCTAACTTCCTTGAAAATAAGTATCTAAGTAAGGAAGGAGAGAACACATGAAGATCTGGACAGAAGAAAAGCTTATTGAAGAAGGCTACGATATTCGAAACGCGCAAATCAAAGGTGCGGAGCTGACAATGGAAAATCACGGTTGCATATCGTTTGATGTCGTTGTTGAAGGTGCAGGTTGGGGATGCGTTTTTGGCGGATATAGTCTCGGACACGGTTATCTGGGAGCTAAAGAATTTAGTGGCTATGGTCCGGGAATGGAATCCATTGCTAGAATAATGGATACAGTCGGAGTTACAAAGTTGAGTGATTTAGAGGGAAGATATATACGAACCGCAGTAACTAGAGATAGAAGATTAAAAATTATTGGAAATATAATCAATGATAAGTGGTTTGATATCAAATCATTCTTCGAGGATGCACAAGAAAATGATAATAAGGTATCAGAAGGAAGCAATAAATGAGTATTAAGCATATTATCTTATGCATCGAATTTGTATTTCTTGCAGTTCAAATCATAATGGCTAGAGCTGCATACAAATCTCCGTTAAAGTACGGAAAAACTGCTGAAATCGTGAATATTTTAGCACTTATCGTTATACTGCTGTGTAACATAGCAATCATAGTTTTAAATATTATGGGGTGAGGTGGCACGAATGTTCAAAATAATGAGCCGAAACAAATACGACAGCCTAATCAGGGAGAATGCAGAGCTTAAAAATGCAAAGGTAAATCTTGAAGATAAACTGGATCAGCTTAAAGCAGAAAAAGCCATAAATAGCAAGTATAAATGTGGCGAATATTGTCGCGTTTGTGAGAATGGATACGAGATACCGAGCTATACCATAGGTCGTGATTATGGATGCTTGCTGAATACAGAATGCGAATCCTTTGTAAAACGTAAAGAATGAGAGGAGTTGAATATTATGCAGATAATTAAGAGTGTTTTATGCGTTACCATGCTTTTAGCTATGCTTTCTTACCACATAGGCCCAAAAAGGACTAGAACATTATTTAGAGCATTGTGGATTATCTCGCTGATACTTTTGTGGATTTTGATTCTTTTATAACGTTATTGATTTTTTATAGGAACGAGTTGTAAAAAACCAAAAGAAAAATACAGATACTCACATGTTGGCAGGAGAGACTATGATAAACGGTGAATTAGTGGTAGACAACTTTGCAGGTGGTGGCGGAGCTTCAACAGGAATAGAGATGGCAACAGGGGTAAGTGTTGATATTGCAATCAACCATGATCCAGAAGCTATCAGAATGCATCGAACTAACCATCCGACTACAAAACATTATTGTGAGGACGTTTGGCAGGTAGATCCAGTAAAGGCTTGTGGCGGACACCCAGTTGGGCTTGCATGGTTTTCGCCAGATTGCAAGCATTTTAGCAAGGCTAAAGGCGGAAAGCCGAAGGATAAATTCATCCGCGGCCTTGCTTGGGTGGCTTGCAGGTGGGCTGGACTAGTTAGACCTAGAGTGATAATGCTTGAGAATGTCGAGGAATTTAAAACGTGGGGACCACTTAATAGACGGCATCACCCTATAAAATCAAGGTCAGGAGAAACGTTCAAACGTTTTATCAAGCAACTTACAGATTTAGGATATACTGTAGAGTTTCGCGAACTAGTCGCAGCTGATTACGGTGCGCCTACAATGCGTAAAAGATTCTTCTTAATTGCTAGATGCGATAATAAGCCAATATTATGGCCTGAGCCTACACATGCTCCATTAGATAGCGAAGCGGTTAAAAAGGGTATTTTAAAGCCGTATGTAGGGGCATACACACAATTAGACTTTTCAATTCCGTGTCCAAGTATTTTTGACACATCGGAAGAGATTAAAAAGAAGTATGGTGTTCGTGCAGTCAGACCATTAGCTCCAAAAACAATGCAACGGATTGCGCGAGGCATTCAGAAATTTGTTGTTGATAATGCCGATCCATTCATTGTTGAAATCGGATATGGCGAATCTAAAAATCAAAAAAGCCCAAGAGCATACAGTGTAGAAAAGCCTTTGCATACTATCGTTGCAAAAGACAAGAATTTCCTAGTAGCTCCGATCTTAACCCAATATCATTCATATGAAAATGACAGCATTCGTGGTCAGGGCATCAGTGAACCAATAATGACTGTAGATAGCTCAAACAGATACGGACTTGTAACATCTTTCTTGAGCAAATTCTATAAGACTGGCATCAGGCAGGATGAGCGAGAGCCATTGCATACTGTAACAACGTCAGCTGGTCATTTTGGAGAAGTCAGAGCTTTCTTGATTAAATATTATGGCAATAATGATGGTCAGAATATTAAGCAGCCCCTAGACACCATAACAACACATGATAGATTTGGACTTGTTACAATAAAAGGTGTAGATTACCAAATCGTAGACATAGGACTTCGCATGTTGGAACCGCGCGAGTTATATGGATGTCAGGGATTCCCCGATGATTATATCATTGACCATGATTACTCTGGCAAATCATATCCTCGGTCAGAGCAAGTTAAAAGGTGTGGAAATGCGGTGTGTCCGCCAATTCCTGCAGCACTGGTAAGAGCAAATCTCCCGGAGATGTGTTTGCGACAGAGAATGCCAAACATGAAGGTTAGAGAAGAAGGAACTGGACAGCTCAAATTCGCATAAGGAGGAAATATTTAAAAGATGAATAAGTACAACGAACACGTCAAGGAGTCTATTGATTATTTTGATCATGAATTGGAATGCATGAAGCACCGAGTTTGTAACTGTGATATGCAGACAAGTTTGAGAGTTGGAAGGGAAAAAACTGCTTACGAAACAGCAGTAGAATGCTTAAAGAAGCAGCTTCCTCAGCCACCAGTTAAAGCAATTCACAAGTCTGTCGTCCATGAAAACAGAGGTAATCAACCACACGCATGGATAGAAAGCCACTGCGAGTTGTGGGAATGCCCGTGCTGCGGAAAGACAGTATGGAGCGGCATAAGTATTGCAAGGAAATCACCATATTGCTCAGATTGTGGGCAGAAGATTGACTGGGAGGAGGCCAAATAATATGTATTACATGGATGATGAAGATTATTTCGGGCCGAGCGAGTTTGACGCAAAAATCGAAGAACTTAAAAACGAGCTTCGGGAATCTGTAAAAAAGGAAGTTAAGGACGAACTTGAAAAGCTGCGTGAGGAAAACAAAAAATTGCAGGGCATCAAGGAAAATTTTGAATCCATAAAGGAAGATTATGAGAGAAAGAAAGCAGAGTACAAAAGCGCAATAAAAAAGGCCGGAACCAAAGCTGCACAAGCTAGGCTGAAAACGTTAATGGAACAATTTAAGGTTGTTACGTGGTCGGTAAAATGGGACTACCAGTACAAAAAGAAATGTAACAAATGCGATAAGGACAGAAAAATCAAAGTGACATTACCATCCGGAAACGTGGTATACGATGATTGCAAATGCGGAGAACGCAAGAAAACATATCAGCCGAAAGAAAATCTGCTATATATGCTTAGTGATACTAGTGGAGAGATTACGGGCTGGTACAAAGAAGTTGCAGATGGGTATTTCTACACAGTTGGTCGTAGTGCATATGCAATAGTGGATCACAACAAAGATTTCAAAGAATTAGAAGAAAGCTTGTGGCATACATTCTTCACAACAGAAGAAGAATGTCAGGAGTTCTGCGACTACATGAATAAAAAAGAAGAAAATTCTGGATACGATTACGACTTGGCAGGAAAGCTAATTAAGGCTAGAGAGGTGTAAAAATATGGTTAAAACAATTTTTGATAATCCGTCAGGCATCATAGAACTGATGCACAATTGCGTATTTGTAAAAGATGGCGATGTATGGTACAGAGATTTTGAACGCGAAATTCCACTTATGGAGCTTGCATGGAATCTTAATAAAGCATACAGCGATTCCGATGCGTCAGCGGTAAACGATGAAGCATTTAGTGACGAAATGTATGACGATCTGCAATTTAAGCTAGAGGAAGATATTGATAGTTTTATCGCCACTTTTTATATGGCACTTGTTGGAATGGCAGAAAACCGAGAACGCTTGAAAATATACGAAACAACAGGATTGCCAACAACGGCATATCCAGAAGTACTGCAGGAATGTATTGATACTTACGGAGCAGATAAACAAATCGACCAGGCAATCGAAGAAATGAGCGAGCTGACAAAAGCACTGCTTAAACATCGCCGCAAGACAATTCAGTTAGAGGGTGGAAATGTAAATCCAACGCCTGACACAGACCTGGCAAAAGCCAGAGCAGATATTCTTGAAGAAACCGCTGACGTTATTATCATGTTGACTCAAATCATCATGATTTTTGGTGATAGAGATTTTGTTGAAAGAATAATAGAATCAAAGGTTGACCGCCAGAAAAAGCGCTTGAGAAAGGAGACAGATGGTCAGAATTATTGAAGTAGAAAATGTAATAACTTGCCCTGAATGTGATAGAAATTTGAGCTATGAGGAAGATGATGTGTTTTTTAACAAAATAATCTCCTGTGGACGCAGAAATTACTACAACAAATGTGTAACGTGCCCTTATTGTAAAAATAAAGTTGTTGTTTCAGATGACGCGGTATTTGTTGAGTCAACAGATGCCCTAATTACAAATATAGAAGGAAAGGAATAACGAATGCCCGGTAAACCGGGTTGATGCGCAGTGATCTGTGGTGGCGTATCAGAAAATTTAAACACCGTGGCTGAAAAGGTGTGCAGTGGAAACGCTGCACACGCAATTGATAGCAAACGAATTATGATCCACGATACATGCATTTGTAGCGTGGTGTTATGCAAAAATACAAAGTGTGCTGGTTATCAGCAGGAATCTCTAGTTTTGTTGCTGGATATTTGGAAAAGGATGTTGACGAATGGATATATATAGATATCGCTGATCAGCACCCAGACAGTCTGAGATTTATACACGATGTAGAAAAAATCATTGGAAAGAAAGTAACAATTTTAAAATCTTCCGAGTTTAACTGTGTGGAAGATGTGGTCAGAAAATACAGATTCATCAGTTCTCCTCATGGAGCACCATGTACAGGAATGTTGAAGAAAGCGGTTAGAAAGAAGTGGGAAAACGAACATTTGCAATATCATTTGACTTATGTGTGGGGCATGGATGCAAGCGAAACACATAGAGCAGAGAGCATAGTGGCAAATTTTCCAGAATTTGATCACAGTTTTCCACTAATCAAAGGAGGATTGTCGAAGCAAGATTGCCATGCTCTTGCACAGAAACTTGGTATAAAGCGCCCTGTAATGTACGATATGGGCTACAATAATAACAACTGTATTGGCTGTGTAAAAGGTGGCATGGGCTATTGGAATAAGATTAGAAAAGACTTCCCAGAGGTGTTCGCAGCACGTGCGAAGCTTGAACGAGACATTGGACACAGTTGTATCAATGGTGTATTCCTTGACGAATTGGACCCGAACAGAGGAAGAATGAGTGATGAAATAATGCAGGATTGCGGAATTATGTGCTATCTAGCATTTGAGACTCAAAATAATGAATAAGAAAAGGAAAAGGTGATATGAAGATTAAAAACCTTGAAAAATTTATTAGGAAGATTCAAAAATCTTTTTCAAAGGCAGGAATAACTACAGTAATAGAAAAAGGTCTTCCCCCTTATGACGCTTATGAAATTCATTCGAAATTCAGAGATTTAACAATCAAGGTTGCAATTATTTATGACGAAAAAATGACGGCTTTTTACTTTTATAGGGACGGGCTTCACCACTGCGACATTACAATTTATTCGACTTATTTTGATACACAGAAGCACCTCATTGAAGCCCTAAGATTGATTGCAACTTCGAGTTGCAAAGTAAGATAAAACACTATCCCTCACGGTAGCCTAACGGCTTGCAGGTTCGACCCCTGCAGAATGCAGGAGGTGAGGAAATGTTTTACATAAAAGGTCAGGAAGCCAACAGCTTGGTTGATTTACCAGAGGAGAACCATAAATAAACGGCAGAAGAAAGAAAGGAAGGTGGTAAAAAATGACAAGAAAAGAGTTGATAACTCAAATCAAAAGTAAGGGCTATGAGCCTAGAGTAAAAAACGTTGTGAACTTGCTAACTTCTAATGGTGAAGGCGACGCAGTTACGCTAATCATCTCTTTGTATGATGATTTAAATGAGCTAATGGACGCAAAAAACAAGAACGTATCTTCAAAAAAATACTTCGATGATGAATGCCTGAATGAGGCATTTAACGATTTTGTTTCCATGAGAGTAAAGATTAAAAAGCCCCTAACCGCAAATGCCTTGAAGAGAGCAATAGTCAAGTTGGAGAATCTATCTGGTGGAGACACTGAGCTTATGATCAAGATTTTAAACCAGTCTGTTGATAACTGCTGGGTAGGACTTTTCCCACTACATGATGCTGGCTATAGCTTCAAAGGCAAACAAAATCCGCAGCGTTCACAACTCGATGCAATTTTAGGAAGTATTACGGATGACTAAAAACGAAGCTAAGAAGTTAATGGCGGTAATGACCGTATCATATCCAAACTATAAAATTGCAGATATAGAGCTTACTGCCACTACATGGGCAAATATGCTATCTGGCTATACTTACGAGCAAGTTAGTGCAGCACTCAAAGCATACATACTTTCAGAAAACACAGGCTTTCCGCCGTCAATCGGTCAAATTAACGAAAAGTTGGTCGCTTTGAGTCAAGCAGACACACCTACGCCGTTGGAAGCGTGGTCTTTGGTTCGGATAGCTGTCAGAAACAGCACATATCATGCTGATGACGAGTTTGCCAAGCTTCCACCAATTATCCAGTCAACAGTTGGAAACGCAAGGAATCTGGAAGAATGGGCGAAGGGACAAGCAACTCAGTTTGAGACAGTTATTCACAGCAATTTTTTAAGAACATACTCCGCAGAGATTGCGAAGCAAAAAGAATGTCAGAAGTTGCAGGGAAAGGTTTCAATTGCATCCGAGCAACCTGAGTATTTGCCGGAACTAAATATATAAGCAAAGCACAGTTTTATAGACTATTTTAAATTATAATGAGCTTTAATACATTAAAATAGTCTACTACCTAGAAGGAGGCTTTATGACACGAGCACAAAGGAGACGGGCTGAAAGAGAAGCAAAAAAAGGAAACAAAGTCGTAGAACAGCGAATCACAGGTGCGGAAGAAAGCATAAGAATTGCTTTGTTAAAAGAAAATATTGCACGAGACGTTGATCGCAAGCTTTATGACAAATATTACCAAAAGGCAAATAAAGACGCTGTGGACAACATATACAGCATCATATTAACATCATTTGGACTTGCCCTGGCAGATACTTGTCCTAATTGGAAAGCTGAGGCAATCGCCAAACGAATACAGAAAACAATGGACTATGTTGACAAATTTTCAAAGGAATACGACGGAGACATTGAACGTTTTATGAAAGAACTCGAAGATAGAACTGGATTCTCATTTGAGATAGATTCTGTAAGTGGAAAGGATGAATAGTATGGATTTTTTAATCGGTTTAATAGCAGGACTATTATTTGGCGGAATTACTGGTGTGCTTGCAGTTGCTTTGTGTACTGCATCAAGCGCAAATGAAACCGATGACGAAAGAAAGAGGGAAAACGATGAAAATTAAGCATTTGAAGTTAGATAATTTTTGCAGCTTTTACAATGGAAAAGCTGTAGACACAGATTTATACAATAAGACAGAGGTATCTGGATGTAATGAATCTGGAAAAAGCACAGTTAAGAGAGCTATTTTTTGGGTATTGAATTGCAGGGGTGAGAACGGCGAAGAAATTACCGGAATCAGACCACACGATAAATCAGGTAACGAGATTAACGATATTGAAGTTACAGTCGAGATGACCGTAGAGCTTAACGGTTCCAACAAGACGTTTAAGAAGGTTTCTCGTCAGAGTTACAATAAAAAAGGTGACTTCATAGGTAATGTTATTGACTATTATATCAATAATATTCCTAAAAAGAAGTGCGACTATGAAGAATTTATTGCAGAAAAATTGGTTCCTGTGAGCGAACTTTCGAACTTGATCAACGCCAAAACGCTCTTGTCAAAGAGTACTGCTGACTGCAGATCAATTTTAGAATCCACCTTTGGAACGTGTTCCAATGCAGAGGTTTGTGAACGTTTTCCGGAGTTCTCCCCTCTTCTTCCACTGCTGGATGATGGCAGTGTTGATGAGTTAAAATCAAAATTTAATACTATGCTGAATGGCAGACGCGGAAGGAATGGCACTAAAGGACTGCTTGATATTCGCAAAGAGTTTCCAAGCCGCATTGATGAGGTGGAAAAGCAGAAAATTGTCATTGATGAAGGCTTGGTAAACAGTCAGATTGCAGACATTGAAAGCAGACTGAAAGATAACCAGAGTAAACAAGCTGATGTGCAGAAGGCATTTGATGAGCAACGTACAATTCAGGCACAAATTTATAAGTTGAAGCAGGAACAATTAAAGGCCGCTGATGACGCTAATGCTGAAAACAGGAAAAGAATTGCCGATTTAGATGCTCAGATTATGGCAGCAAAGGAAGAACTTTTCCTATCCAATAACAATTTAAACGCTAAGGAACATGAATTGTACCAGATTGACTCTGAAATTCGAGATCTTGAAACTAAGCGTTTGAAGCTTTCAAGTGACTGGAAAAACAATAAAGATATACAATTTGATGAAAATTTGCTGATTTGCCCGTATTGCAAGCGTGAATATCCATCTGATCAGCAGGATGAAATGCGAAAGCATTTTGAAGAATCAAAGGAAGAAAAGTTGCAGGAAATCACAGACAATGGAATGAAATGTAAAGAAGCTATTGATGCTTTACGCGAAAAGTTCAATGCTGCAGATGCAGAGTTTTCTACCCTTCGTGAAGAATCCAATAAAAAGTCAAGAGTTGTCGATGATTTAGTTGCTCAGAAAAAAGTTATATCCACTGCACCTCCAGCAGAGCCAGACGAGACAGCAAAAACCAGATCTGCAGAAATCGTAAAGCTTGAAAGCCAGTTAGAAGCAAATACTGCAAATGCAACGTTTGCACAGCTCAAGGCAGAAGAAAATAATCTTCAGCATCAGTTATCAGGCTTAAAAGCAGAGCTTGCAAAAACCGAAATCAATGCCAAGATTGACGCAAGAGTTGCAGAGCTTAACATCGAGCGCCGAAAGAATGAGCAGCTAATTGCAGATACGCAGGCACAGCTTGACTTGCTCAAACGCTTCAACATTCGCAAGCATGAGCTTTTGGAAAGCAAGGTAAACGAGTATTTAGAGTACTGCCAGGTGAAATTTTTCAGACAGCTTGTGAATGGTGATCTGGAAGAAACATGTGATTTCTGCGTAAACGGTGAACCATACGCTAGAAACCTTAATCACGGTGCAAAAATCTTAATCGAGACAGATGTTTGCAAGGCTTTTCAGAAGAAATACGCTACTACCCTTCCTATCATCGTAGATGACTCTGAATCTGTTGATAATTGGAAGATACCGGATATGGATAGGCAGCTTATTATTCTCAAAAGAACTGATTCTAAAGAGCTAACAATCAAGGAGTCATGATGTGATCCGTGAAATTACACAAACTTACCCAGTCTAAGCTTGATGATTACAAACTTAGAAGTAATTTCACGGACGATGAAGAGATAACATTTGATATGTTATCTAAAGGCAAATCTATCAGCGAAATAGCAACCCGGTTATCTGTGTCGACTAGGACGGTTGATCGCAGGATTGCCGATATAAAATCAAAAATCAACCAACTATAAATAGTCCCCTGGTATTTATGATGCTAGGGGATTTTTACAACATTTTTTAACATTATTTTACTGTAAAGAAACGTCACACGTATAACCTTAAAGATATTTTTTATAACTTTTTAGTTCTAACTATTGACTTTTTAGTTCTAACGATGTATTCTATAACTGAGAAATGAAAAAACATTATTTTACTGTAAAGAAATGTCAAATTAGGTTAAGAATTGTAAAATAATGTAATCACAAAGGAGGTTTCACTATGAAAGTAATATGTATTGCAAACCAAAAAGGTGGCATTGCAAAGACCACAACAGCCACTACACTTGCTTCAATTTTAATGTCACAAGGTAAGAAGGTCTTGCTTGTTGACGCTGATCCGCAGGGCAACAGTACGGACACTTATAGAGCAGTGTCCAAAGATACAGCAACTCTCTACGATGTTATTTTAGATATTGAAGATCCGCTTCCAATTGCGGAAGCTATTCAAAAAACAGAAATAGGCGACATAGTTGCGTCTGATCCAGAGCTAAAAACAGCAGATCAAAGATTCCCAAGTGATGGGAATGAGTATTTTAGACTAAAAGACGCTCTTTCTGAATTAACTGGCTATGACTACGTTATTATTGATACAGCTCCGGCTGACAACAAATTACTTAAAAATTGTTTAATTGCTTCCGACAAGGTCATCATTCCTGTCACTGCAGATCGCTATGCCATTCAAGGTCTGTCAGAGTTGAATAGAACCATCGTAGGTGTAAAGAAAAGAAATAATCCTAACCTAGAGGTTGCAGGACTCTTGCTGGTGAAATATAAGAGTCGTCAGCTCCTCGCCCAGGAAGTTAAAGCTTCTTTGGAAGAGATTGCCAAGCAGCTCAACACAAAGGTTTTCTGCACAACTATTCGTGAAAGCATTGCCGTACAAAAGGCACAGGCAACTAGAACAACCCTCATGAATTTTGAACCGAAGTGTAACGCTGCCATTGACTATGTGCAGTTCGCAGAGGAACTAATTAAGGAGTGATTAGAGATGAGAAAGAAAGATAACGCCACTACTACTTCTTTTGATGTGACAGCCGGCATTGATTTTGCAGATACTAGCGAAACTGAAATTCCAAGTATCCAGTCGGTAGAAAAAAAGTCCGTATTTGTCTCTGCTCCGGTTGATCCAAACAGAGTGTATACGCCTGGATATAATCCAACCCCAAAGATTGGTCCAAATGGTGGGTATGTAGGCCGCAGAGAAGTCCCAGCAGCTGAGCGCAAGATCCAATTCAGTGTATCATGCACTGAATCACAAAAGGCAGCCTTTTCAGAAGCCGCTCGTAAGTCAGGCCGCACCCTAGCAGGATTTGCTTGCTTCGCCATTGAGGAATACATGCGGACACATGATCTATAATTCTTTACATTATTTGACATTTAAAAAAGGTTTAATAAGGTAAAGAACTGTTAAAAATTGTTAAAAGGAGGATTTTATTATGGTAAGTAATGAGATTTACGAAAGAATAGTTAGTGTTAAAAATGCTATTGCAGAAGGAAAACTTGACGATGTGATATATGAACGGAATTGTAATATTACAGAATCGTTACGGTGTTTACTATCCGCTAATAATATGAAAACAATTGATATTGTATCAGCATTAACTGTGTTTGCGAGTGGTGAGTTTACAATGGCATTTAATTACATTGACAAATTTGATTTACCAACAACTGAATTATGCTGTAACATGTATAAACAAGTTAAAAAAGATTATTACAATGGATATGTAGATTTATTTATATGGCATACAGAAAGCAGCAACATATGCGGCAGATATCACGCAATACGAATATATAAGTCTGGACATATTACAGAATATAAGGTCAAATTAGAAAAGACATGGAGCAATGATTTTGAAATGTACTTAACACATTATGAGATTTATAATAAACCAAAAAATAGATCCTATTTACGTAATCAAAAAATAAAATTTTGGTAATTTTATCACAAGATAACTCTTTACTAAAATTAAAGAAAGGAGGCATTTTATGGAGCAAGTAAACTTGATACCGTTTTACGCTTGCGCTATCGCGTTTGCACGCCATATACGGTTAGATTTAGAAAGCGAATATAGCAAGAATGCTGTAGCTTATTATAATGCTGCAAAGCAGAGCGAATATTACAATACTTTATTTTCGGAAGAGCTGTCTTTACAAACAGAAGAAGCTTATAAAAAAGCACTCGGAATCGTCGAATATAGCTACACAGAAGATGGACAAGCACAGACTTCTTTGGATATTCTTTTCAAAAAGGGATACAGAAAGCTATACAACATTTTTAAAAGGCTTCCAAAAGACGAACCGATTCACTTTAATAGTGTAATCAGAGAAGTCATTTATGCAAAGCTTGCAAAGTCAGATCATGTTTCGGACGATAATTTTAATGGTCATTTATTTGCAAGCTATTACTTTTTAAATATGTGGCCGCAAGAGTTGGTACAAGAACGTAAAGAATGCGATGAATTACTTTGCTTTATTGCAAACTACGGATACAATCCAGAACGCAGAATACAAAACGGATTAAAGAAATATGACTGTGCCTTCCAAGAAAGAGCAAAATCATACATCAGTCAGCTTCCAAAAGATTTATTTAAGCAGATCCAGTTAGCGCCAAAAAATGACGAATTTGGATACACTACAGTGTTTGATATTGAATCGCTTTCAAGTGTTTCTATTTTTTCTGAATTACAGTTCACACGTGAAGATCTGGAAGCAATAGCAATTGCTTATATGCACGGAAAAAGAGGAGGAATACGTGAGGATTTCCTGACTTATGCAAAATATACGAGCTATATATTAGGTATGTGTAAGGCATACAAGCAGTCTAAAGAATACTACTTCCAACACAATCGTGAAGACGTGTATATTGAAGTAGAGAGCATTAAAAATGAATTACTTCAAGCAAAATCTGCATTATCTGAATCTCAAGAACGCAGGATGTCTGAACAAAAAGCTTGTACTGAGCAGGTTCAGCGCTTATCTGATCAGATAAATCTACTCAAGCAGAAGAATGATGCGCTAAAATCTGAGCTGCAAAAGGTAGAGGGTGAACGCAGGGAGCTTTATGCTTTACGAGAACATATGTTTTCACTGGAATCTGATTCGGAAACCGAAATTACAAATGAGCTATCTAAAGAGCAAATTCAGCAATTAAAAAACATTAGTGGTACAATTGTTGGAGGGCATCCAAACTTGATAAAGAAGCTTAAAACTTATCTTCCGGATTGGCAATATATCAGCGCAGGAGACGTCAGCACTGTGCGCAACGCTGCATTAAAAAAATCTGACTTTGTGTTCTTTGTAACTGCCCACTTGAGCCACAAACTGTATTACGCCATGATTGCAAAGGCCCAAGATTGGAATGCAAAAATCGGATATTTGAGCCGCATAAATATAGATTATGCATTGCAAGAAATATATATTAGTAAATAGCAGTATTTAACCTTATTTGACATTATTTTAAAGTAAAGAACTGTTAAATAAAGTAAAGAACTGCAGAAAGAAGGATATATATGAAGAAAGAATTTAATTTGCTTGATGAAAATTGGGTGCGTGTATTGCTTCCAGATTATACTATTAAAGAAGTTTCACTTAAAGAAGTTTTCACCCACAGTCATGAATACATGGATTTGGCAGGTGAAACAGATACTCAAAATGTCGCAATGATACGGCTGCTTCTTGCAGTTGTCCATTCTGGATTTGCAAGATTCAGCTCAAACGGTGATGAAATTCCACTTTCAAACAGAGATGAAGCAATCAGTCGTTGGAAAAGTTATTGGAGTCTCGGACATTTTCCGGAAGCATTTTTAAAATATTTAGAGGAATACAGAGAACGTTTCTGGCTTTTTCAGCCTGATGCTCCATTCTATCAGGCAAACGAAGCTAAAAAAGGAACTGCTTTTGGTGCTGCAAAGTTAAACGGAGAAATTTCTGAAAGCAACAACAAGGTACGAATTTTTGCGACAAGAAGTGGAGAAGCAAAAATGCAACTAACATATGCAGAAGCGGCTAGATGGCTCCTTTTTATCAACGGGTATGATGATGTTTCTGTAAAGCCGAGTAAAGCAGGCTTGCCTTCAATCAGTATTGGATGGTTGGGGCAAAATACTATTGTTTGCGCAATCGGTCGAAATCTTTTTGAAACACTTATGATGAACCTAGTTCCTTTACAGAATGGTAATGGAGAATTGTGGCCTAAGCCTTGCCCAATATGGGAATGCTTTCCACGATCCGATGAGCGCAAAAAGATTGATCCACCTTCTAACCCAGCGGAATTATTCACGCACCAATCGCGCAGGATATTTCTCAAGCGTGAAAATGGGGTTATAACCGGATTTAATGCATTGGGTGGGGAATTTTTTGATAAAGAACGTGTTACAGCTGAAACCATGGCGCTTTACATTTTAAACAGTAACAGTGCTAAACCACTTCGCTTATTTAACGATGTTCCATTGTGGCAACTACTCGACAAGATACTTTACAACAATCAAGATACTGTTACATGGTTGCGCTTAATCGGAATTAGCAACGCAGGCTTTCAAACTTGTGGAATGATGTATGACTCTAAGGCAATGAAGTTTGTTGATGAATGTTCAAAAAGATTTACAGCAAATCTCGATCCTAACTTTGCAGATTACATATCTGTTGGCATTGAACTGTGCCGTTATATCACAAATGAAATTGGTGTATTATCCTACAATATTCAGATGGCTAGTGGCAAGCAGAATCCGACTGAACTTAAAAAATATGAGTTTTCTAGTAACCTAGATTTGATTTGGTCCAGATTTCTTTCATCAAGCGCCACCGCATTTGAATATTTTCTAAGAATGGTCAAGCAGTCTGCACTGGACTTTTCTAAATCTTTAATTGATAATGCATCCCCAACATCATTTAGAGGTCGAATAGTTACGGTGAATGGCACAGAAAAGTATTATTGCACACCAAAGGCTTATAATTCTTTTTTGTATTATCTCAACCGATTGATTCCAGAGGAATCCAATAGTCTTGAAACTATAGAAGAACATTTAAGCTCTTACAAGGCAGATCTTAAACCAAAGGAGGAAGGTGAGTAAATGGAAAGCAAAAACATATTTTCGAACATTGTAAAAACAATAATGTTTAAGAAAGAGATGGACGGAGTTCAGCTTGCAAAACTGTTAGGATGTTCTCAATCTAACGTGTCCAAAAAGCTTAGATTAAATAATTTTAGAGAAAGTGATATACGCCAGATATCTGAAGCATTAGGATATGACGTTTCTATCAAACTCACATCAAAGGACACAGGAGAGGAATTGCAGATGTTGTAATAGTGTATTTTACATTTCTTTACATTATTTAACTTTATTTGACAATAATTGACATTTATTTGCAGTAAAATATTCTTTAAAAGAGTTGTCAGTTTATCTGGCAGCTCTTTTTGTCGTTAACATGTCGTATCCCTGTCGTTTTTACATCTTATTTTTATGGCACAATACAGTCAGAATAAGAGGAAGGAAGGTGTGAATGATGTTTCCTGAATCATTTTTAACTAAAATATTTGAAAGACCAGATGTATGTATGATTCCAATGCAGTATCAATCAGCAATGATTCAGGCTATTGGAGAGGTTCTTGACGAGGAAGGAGTGATAATCGACGATGCCGATACCAAATCAGATGTATCAACCGTACAACCAACAGACAATGTATGGCCAATATAATAGTTATTACCCGTATCAATATCAGCAGCCGCGTTATGATCTGCAGCAAAACCAACCGCTTTTTAATCAACAGCAAAGCATTCAGCCACAGCAGCAGGCTGGATTGAACGGAAAGGTCGTGCAAGCTGTCGAACAAATTACTGCGAACGATGTACCTATGGACGGCTCAGTTGCCGTATTCCCAAAGCAAGACATGTCAGAGATCTATGCAAAATCGTGGAATGCAGACGGAACCATTAGAACGATTGTATATAAGCCGTACACAGCTTCACAGCCAGATGTGGCGAATAGTTCAGCCGACATGTCCAAAATGAAAATGGGGCTATCTGACGAGGCTACAGAGGCATTTATGGCAAGATTTGATAGTCTTGAAAAGAAGTTTGATGAACTGATGCCTAAGATAGCGCCTAAAAGGTCCGGAGGCTTAAAGAAGGAGGCAAATGAGAATGAATAATCCATTTCAGCTATTTCAAGCCATGAGGAATCCACAACAATTTTTGCAGCAAATGGCCGGAAACAGCCAAGCCATGAGCAATCCTATTTTAAAAAATGCTATGGATATGGCAAACAAAGGCGATACAAAGGGTGTAGAACAATTAGCACGCAACCTTTGTAAAGAAAAAGGGATAAATGTTGATGATGCTGTTCGCCAGATAAAAAGTCAATTGGGAATAAAATAATGGGTGAAATTTTATCACCCATTAGAAAAACTACTTATACACTTTTTCTGTAAAAGCTCTTTCAACAGTCCAACCTTTTCGGAGGCGATTATGAAGAACATCCCAACTTATTCCGAGCAAATCAGACCATTCTTTTAGAGTTTTGGTTTCTCCGTTATACTCTATATTCAAATTATTTGATTTGTTTATAGCTTGTTCTCCAGAAGTTGCCCAACGACAATTATTTGGCTCATAGTTACCATTATTGTCAATTCGATCAAGTGTGTAGTTCTCAGGACGTCCACCAATAGATTCGGACCATTCTACAAATTTCCAAAAGTCATGCCATTCTTCGCACACGGTTATTCCTCGTTTGCCATATTGGTAATACTTTGGATGGTTTGGGCTTTCACAACGTCCGATCATGTTTTTCCATAGCCCATATAGTGGATTTTTAGTTCTTCCATCAATATATGCCGGACTATTTTTTAGCAAACAACCGCAACTTTTCACTTTGTGATTTTTAAACAGGTAAGGCAATACCCTAACTTTATTTCCACAATCACATAAGCACTCAATATACTGCCTTTTATCAGATGGCCTTCTTTCTGAAAGACCTATTGCTGTAAGCATATTAGATCTTTGACCTATATAATTATCTATGCTGATCTTAGGCTTCCTTGAGTAAGAACAGGACCCACAAGATTTCTGATGGCCCTTAATAACTCTGTCAGGAGCAAAGGAGATAATTCTTCCACAATCACACTTGAAATCAAACCCATTTGGGATATCTGAATTTTTTGATTGTGAAATTACAGTAAGATGGCCATATTTTTTCCCTTTATAATCGGAAATGTGATACTTGAGCATAAAAACAACACCTTGCCTTTCGTGTTTTTAATCGCCTACCAATAAACGTGCAGAAGTCACTAGGCATTGTGATTTTCGGGTCGCGATTCCCTATCTGCACAAAGATATTATAACACAAAAATATTAAAAATGATACTAATTCTTGCAAGATTATGTATATAAAAAATTATTACGGAGGTAAATAGTATGTTTAACTCAGGAAACTGTAGTGTACCATTAGTGGCTAGCATTGATGGTAACGGCAATAACAACGGCGGCTGGGGCAACGACGGCTGGGGGCTTATTTGGATCGTTTTGATCTTCGCCATTTTCGGCTGGGGTAATGGCTTCGGTGGCTGGGGCAACAACGGTGGCGGAATGGGTTCTACCGCAGCAGCCTACACAGATAGTGCAATTCAGCGCGGCTTTGATAACCAAGCAATTGTCGGAAAACTAGACGGAATTACCAATGGTCTTTGTGACGGATTCTACGCGGCCAACAATAGCATGTTAACTGGATTCAACGGAATCAACACAAACATCATGCAGACTGGATATGGCATTCAGCAGGCTATCAACGCTGATACCGTAGCTAATATGCAAAATACAAATGCTCTGCAGGCACAGTTAGCACAATGCTGTTGTGACAACAAAGAAGCAATCTCTAACACCAATTATAACATGGCTACACAAGCAAATGCAATTCAGCAGTCCATTGATAAAGGCTTCTGCCAGTTAAACTATAATGCAGCAACCAATACACGTGATATCATTGACAATGCCAATGCAAATACCCGTGCGCTGCTTGACTACCTTTGCCAGGACAAGATTGCTGCCTTACAGGCTGAGAACAATGATCTTCGCAGAGCTGCTTCACAGGATCGCCAGAGTGCACTGCTTACCACAGCAATGGCATCTCAGACACAGCAGATCATCAACGCAGTTAATCCAGCACCGATTCCGTCATATCAAGTTCCTAACCCAAACGTGTATTACGGATGCAATAGTGGTTGCAACTGCTGACAAAATTAAATATCGGTATCTTAACCAAAACGGTTATGTCTGCTAACTAACGCAGTATTACTATCAGCAAAGGGGCAGACTCGAAATAGAGCCTGTCCCTTATTTTAAGGAGGTATCAAATGGCAGAATATGTTGCAGTCGCAACACAGGAAGTTGTGGCAAATGAAAATGTAATTTTTACAAACACATCTGTTAAGGGTTCAAACTGCATACAGCACCGTGAAGGCAGTGGAATCATTACTCTTAGGGGTCTTACGAATCAGTGTCAGGCACGGTTTTTTGTAAACTTCTCCGCGAATATAGCTCTTCCAGCTGGGGGAACTGTAGCTCCTATATCATTAGCAATTGCTATCAGTGGTGAGCCGGTGCTTGCTTCCAAAATGATTTCAACACCAGCTGCAGTATCTCAATTCAACAATGTGTCCTCAGGCATTTTTATCAGTGTTCCACGTGGCTGCTGCGTAAATATTGCAGTTGAGAATACAAGTGGCGTTGCTATTGAAGTTGCTAATGCAAACCTTATAGTGAATAGAGTTGCTTAATTGGAGGTAGACTATGCATAAATGGGCTAAAGAGATTTTGGAATGTGTCAAAGAAAAAGCCAAAGCTATCGGAATTGATAATTTTGAAGGTCAGAATCTCGATGATTTAAAAGATTGGACCGAAATTGTTAAGAACATTGCTTGCTTTGATAAAGATTATCGCATCGTTGAGGCAATGGATAAGCTGCAAAACGATGATGAAATCATGGAAATGGTTGAGCAATACGGTGATTACCCGTCACGCCGCTATTACGACCGCTACAGATACGCTAACGGCAGATTTGCCCCAAAGGGTAGAGGGACAAGAACCACAGGCAGACGCGGTTATGACGAGCCACCTTATTGGCACATGACACCGGAAATGTATTATGAATGGGCTGATATGCCAGAAGAAGAGCGTATGCGTGATCTTGATAGACTCCGCTTTGGGCGCATGTACTACTCTGACCCACGTAGAGGCTCCCAAATGCCGTCAGATGGTAGAAGCGTAGAAGATATTGGAATGAAGTCAGAAAGCCGATATGACCGTGCTAGAAGGTCATACAGTGAGACTAAAGACATGCACAAAGCCAACACTAAAGAAGACAATGACGCAAACATGCGAGGGCTTGAGTCATTGTTGGCCGTCATTGACGAAGATCTTAAAGAGATCATGCCAGGGCTTTCAGCTTCCGAAAAAACTATGATGAAAACCAAAATGACAAACTGGGTGCAGCGTATATAATAAATGGTACAGCCGGGAGCAAATGCTCCCGGTTTTATTTCAATTGCGCACTTGTTATAAATGTGCTATAATGGGGGTATCAAATGTTTTTTACAGTAAATAACAACACTTGGCAAGTTTGCTTTGTCAATCCTGGCGATCCGCAGTTGCAGCGCAGTGACGGAACATATACGCTCGGCGTAACCGACAACAATTTAAAGACCGTCTTTATGTGTAATGATCTGTCAAGCCAGATGATTGATAAAGTGCTGTGCCACGAATTGACACACGTTCACGCAATGGAATACGGATACTCTATCCCAATTGAAACAGAGGAAATTGTCGCAGACTTTATAAGTCTTTTTGGCAGGAGTATAGTAACTGTTGCAGATGAACTTATATATCAACTTTTAGGAAACAATACAATTAGGTACTGTGCATAAAATAAAGATCACAGTACACGCACGACTTTAGGCAATGTGCCAGAAAGGAAGGCAGATGTACACAAAGATTCACACGCAAAAAGACGTTCTCCGTGAGCGATATCTTTACCAATCCGAACTTACTCCACTGGGGTTTCCAAAACTGCTTCCAGTACATGCTGCTTTGAGTGGACTCAATGCAGTATCATTTTGTGAGGCGATGAAAGAAAAAAATCCGAAGAAGGCGCTTTGCCACTTTTTTATTGATGATGCACGGTTCGAGCCATTATGGAATCAACCGCAAAAGTATCTTCCGATGCTTGAAAATTTCAAATATGTCTGTGCTCCTGACTTCTCATTTTATGACTCTATGCCAAAGGTCATGCAGCTGCATCAAGTGTACAGAAGCCGCGCCCTTGCATGGTGGCTATTTATGAACGGCTGCAACGTCATCCCAACTGTAGGTTGGGGAAATGCAGAGACGTTTGATTTTTGCTTTGAAGGGCTGCCAGAAGAGAGTACGCTGGCAATCAGTACAAACGGCTGCTTTACCGATCAAGGCAAGGAGTGTTATCGACAGGGCTTCAAGGAAATGTGTTCCCGGCTCCATCCTGCAGAAATTTTAGTCGTTGGCCGCCCCATTGATGTGGACACAGACGTAAAAATCACGTCTCGAGAATCATTCGGACAACAGCTTACAAGAAAGTTGAGGGGATGACATGGGCAGTAGAAGTGGAAAGAAGCACGAAATCAGCATAACAACCTATGTCGGCAGTTTGAAGCGCATCAGAACAGAGGAAACTGTTGGAAATATCACAGTCATAAGAACCGAATACAAACAGCAGAAGCAGAAGAAGCGCCGTAAGAAAAGCCGATAGATTTTAACATTATTTTACAGTAAAATAATGTATAATAATGTAAAGTAATGTAAGATACTGTCAAGAACTGTAAAATAATAGGGATAGATTTGATTCTATCCCTACTTTTTATTATGGTTTTTTTCTATGTCTCTTTCCGATTTCTTTTAGCTCATCTTCCCATCCCTGATGACTCTTTATGTATTCACCAAAGAGTTTTTTTTCAGCCTCTTTGCGTGCCGATGCTGCCTCTTCCAGACTAGCATATACTCCCAAATGATATTGTTTATGTCTAAATGTTATATATGCTCTATAGCTTCCGTCTTTTTGAAGCGAAACCCCGTTTACTTTTGTACTAGAATTTTTGTTGACAGTTCCATTTTCTCTTGATCTAATGCTTGGCAAGCAAGAACCATCCACATAGCAGCTTTTCTGTATTTCTTTCAAAAAGTCCCCATTATTACGGTTACAATTTACGCACATATAATTTTTTTTCAATCTGGACAACTTAGTTTCTGTTTCTTTTCCACAAACTGGGCATATAGCTTTGCAATAAAAAACATTCTCCCCCTTTTTCTTAAAAATACTTACAATTCTAAATCCATTGATACTAGTTCCGACTTTTTTCTGTGCAATTCTCAAGTTGGTTTCGGATATTTTTTTAGAGGTAGTTTTTACATGCTCCTTATTGCACCCACAAGATTTAGATTTACCTGCTAATAGCATACGACTATATACGTTTCTAACTGTCCCACAGTCACATTTGCATAGAACTGAATACGGTCTACTTGATTCACCAATCACCTTCCACATTCCGAAACGATCACCAGTCTTAACCGAAGATTCTTTTCGTCTGGCTTTTAAGTATTCCTTATTACATCCACAAGATTTAGAATCACCAGCGCAAAGAGATCTGTTGCTTACATCTCTAATCGTACCGCAAGTACATCTACACTTTGAGTAATAGGGCTTGCTGCCTTGCCCTATTACTTCCCATTGCCCAAATACATCGCCTATCTGAATATTATATTTACCAATCATTCATCTTCACCCCCTCTCTCAATTTTCTGCTTTTGAATCACTTCCAGTGCCATTTTCACATCCTTTTCGGTCTTTTCAATTAGTAATTCTTACATTCTCCAGCCTTTATTTACAGTCAGGAGTTATTTGACACGTCTTACTTTCTTTAAGTATGTTTTTTATATACCTTTCCACTACTTTCTCTTCATCTGCTGTTAAATCAATTTCTTTAACAGATTTTAAATTGTCACGCATTACTTGATTTGCCCATTGTGGTCCCTCAAAGCACAGACATTGAAGCGTATGTAGTATTTTTTGCGACGCTATGTAACCAGGTGCAAGGGCCGGCATTCCTTCCAACATAATATTACGAGATGACGCAATAAAAAGTTTTGCCCCATCACCTGCAAATCTAATACCCTTCGGATAAGTTGCAGGAATAAAATCGTTATTTCCTGTAATGCTACACATTCCATTTGGTTCCAAACTGCTAAGATAATAGTCTTTCCATTGCTTGTTTTGCCCGTCTCCTGATCGAAGAAGATTTAGGCAATATTTTTCATATTCCCCACTAAAACTTGCTCTTATCAATTCTTCCTGCGGAGCCATCACAAAACAAACAACAGTTTTTTCTTCTGGATAAGGAATCTTTTTTAGAAATCCTTGCAAAACATCCCTCATCAATCCTTTTTGAACAAATCTGTATACTGATTTTGCCAATTTGTCATCTACTTCAGAAATGTAGGCTTCTAATTGTTCCATATATTTATCGTGTTTTTCTTTGTTATAGTCTGCCGACAAATATTGCATATTGTCATGAATCGGATGTGGATTGTTTCCACTTGTCCTTGATTCAGATTCAATGGTGCATGGAATAGTAAAACGGTCTTTACCATTTAACATTGCCCCTATGTAATTTCCATTTTCATCAAGCAATACCTTTATATGTGGTAAAATTCTTGTATGGGCTATTGGGATAATATCCTCAACACCCATATCTTCATACACTTTTAGCAAATTTTCCCAATTCATATTTTCCCTTCTTTCTCCTCGCAACCGGTATGGCAGCATCTTTTTATATTCTTTTATAGCAATGGAAATAATGCGCAACTCTATGTTTTCGTGTTTCTTCTACCCATTCGCGTTCTCGTATTAAATTTACTGCCGTATCGTCGATTACGAAATCGCTTGTGATTGTAGTTTCTCTTCTATATCCGCACCACACTTGGATTTTATAATGGCAGTCGATTTTCGCTAATGTTTTCCACGCTTCTAATTCTTCCGCTGGCATTTGCATTAAATACTCTTCTGCGCAATTTTTCTGAAATTCTTCAATTGTAGCCCTTAACTTTTGGGTTCGTTCTATATTCTTATTTCGTATCTCTTCCTCTGTTGGCTCTTTCTCTTCCTCGTCTTCATCATCTTCATCGCCGGAAGCAAACTCAGCAGCAAGATCCTTTACCCAGTCCGGCCATGATTCCTCATGTTCCGGATACACTCTGTCGACAAATTTCCAAAAATCTTCGGCTACAGCTTGAACTGATTTTGTTAATGTTTTGTTCTGAAATCCAAAGCCTTGGTATACATTACATGTGTTATCCAGCAACCAGCCCCACTCCTTACGCTCTTTCGGCCAATCTTCCTCAGCAAGTGGCTTTTGCTGTACTACCGCTTCTAATACTTGTTTCATTTTTTCTTCGTTCATTTTTCTTTGCCTTCCTACCTCTTCGGTAGTTCCTTTCCTTTTGATAATTCTATCATATCACATTATGCGCATAATCTTTATTTTTTTAGAAAATGCACCAGGTTGCTAACCCAATGCCTAATTTATTTGTTATGCTATTCCACTTTTCTTTTCTAGGTCCGCGTTGATCAGTCCATTTATATACTCATTTATGCTCTCCCCCTCTCCGCTTGCTTTTTTGGCATTCTATTTTCCTTTCTGCGTCGTTGCGTTTCTCCGCAATTTCTATTTCTTATTTTTCTCTTTTTAATTCGTGGTATGCACCGGGTTGTGTAGCTTGCCCGGTGCCCGTTTTATATTATTTTATACCATTTTCTTATTGCTCGCTAAATATGTCCAATTCCCATTCCCTCAGGACTTCTTTTGGAATTTTTGTACCTCTGGAAAGAACGCTTAAAATGGCCAGATCAATTGGCAATCCGTAAGTTCTTCTATCGGCGTCGATCCAAGTAGAAGCCGATTTGAATCCCCGGATCTTTTTCGATATTGTATCAAAAAGTTGCTTTTTCTCTGCTAGTATTTCCTTTTTACTCGGAGCGTTATCCGGATCGTGAGTAGCGAATGCAGGATACATCTCCTTAAAGTTGTCAAGGAGGAACTTGTTGAATCCTCCTTGTTCGGCCTTCTTTGCTAAAGTTACTACAGAATACTTCATAGCCATCCAACTAAGCCGAAACCTTAGTGGTTGTAACGAATCCTCAGCCAATTGTTTCAATGCTTTTCTTCTTAGATTGTTCGCCCAGGCTATCTGTTTAGGACTACCCGATAATAGAACTTCACTTTCCCATTCACTTACCAGTTTAGTTACTTCTTCGCTTACTTCGTTCATATTTACCCTTCCTTTCTTTGTCAATATGCACTATTATAAGATAGCAGTACTGCTTGTATATTGTAAACATTGTACAAAATGTTTTATATTTTCCTATCGAACACTCCCAAAATACAGTGCAACTGCCATATTGCAAAAAATCAGCACGCCGAGTAACAAGTCACTAATGCCCATTGCCACTGCATCAAACATTTTTTCATGTTTTTTTTCAATCGTTGCCTTGAATCCTCTTGACTTTTGGCAGAGAATAGGACGCTCTGCACTGCTGCGCATCTTCTCAATCTGCAGGTTTGATTCCCAGATTACCTTCATTTTATCACCTCTTTCCGTGTCACGCAACCTTTTCAATAATAACAACCGCCGACAGTGGCGCTTCATATCTGAAAAAATCGGCTGCATTTTTAAACTGTGAATCCATCACCGGGATATATTCGTCTGGGTAGATGTGAGCTGTAGAAAACTGAATGCAGCCTGGATTTTTTACGGATGCGTGCAATATGCGTTGCTCTGTGTATGCCTTGCCGTCAATTTCGTGCTGCACTTCCCAGTGTGCCACCACACCTGGAGTCTTTACCGCCTCGAATACTCGTGCCCATGACACAAGGGCCACAGCGTCAAGGCTTGCAATTTCTTTCTCAAGCTTCTCCAGCTCATCACCGTGAGCCTTGAAAAGCTTTATATGTAGCTCTTGCGGCGCTGCGCTGATAGATACCGTCTGTAAAATCATTGTTTTAACCTTTCTTTTAGTTTTCTTTTTTTGTTCCGGTTTTCCCGGTAAAGCGTCCCCAGGTCGTGAACCTCGCCGCCTAAAGCGGAGAAACGCAAAACTTAAAATTCCTCGGCGTAGCTTTCAGCATCTGCCAGAGTCCGGCACAGCTTGCAAATATTACTGTATTCACCATCTACAAAAATCTGCACACTGTAACCATAACCGCGAAGTCTTGCCGGGTGAGTGTCGCCCAGCAAGACAATTTTTGTTGTGATCATCGCTTTCCTTTCTCTCTTTCAAGCCATTTTCCGGCCAATTCGCCTTCTTGCTCAGTTGCCTTTGTAATTTTTCCATCTGGATATACGCGGAAGGCGTGCCACTTGTAAACCCCTACAAAATATACAACGTCTTCCTCACTCATACAGGCGTAAAAATCCTTGTACATGTCAGCACTGTAAAAATCAGCATGTTCCTTGCCATAGCTCAGAACCTCGCCTGCAGTCTTTAAAAACTTGCCGTTTCCGGCATAGCACCAGCCGCGGCCGCTGTCCTTCGTCCAGATCTGGACGTTATAGCGGAAACCGTGCGCCATAGCTGGGGCGTTCTCACTTAATTTAATAATACGTAATGTTGCCATAACTTTTCCGTTTCTTGCCTGCCATCATCAGCGCCGGGAGGCAATCCCCAACGGACGCCCAGCCTTGGGCGTTTCGGCTTAATCCTCATGGATTGAATCATCAAAAAAGCTAACCATGTCAACCGCTGCTGTAAATTTTTGCTGTACTGTGAACACTCCGCCGAAGTCCTTGTTATACATCTTCGCCGCTCTGTCTGCAGTATAGTAGAATAGATCGGCCGCTTTGTCTGCGTCATACGTGCCCTTTGCAACTTTCTTTTTCAGATTTTCAATTGCTGGCTTGATCATCTGGCGATACAATGCGCTTTCGTTCGTTGCGTACAAGAAAAGCTCGCGTGCCTCATCAGATGCCTTATAGATCATATTTTTTGTTCTCTTCATATTTTTACTTCCTTTCTGTGTTTGTTGTTTTCCTTGTTTCTGACTGTATTATATAACAACGTACGTGTATATTCAATAGTAATTTTGTATAAATGTACGTGTATATTTTTGTGCATTATGTACGTGTATATTTTTATCTTTATAGTGTATAATTATGCTAGAGGTGGAAAAGAGCCTTTATAATATAAGAAAGGAAAGAAAAACACATGGCAACATCAGACGCACACAAGCAAGCTACTATAAGATATGCAAGCAAGACTTATAAGCGCGTGCCGCTCGATTTGCGGCACGAAGACTACACCGGACTACAAGAGGCTGCAGCAGCTGCAAGTCTATCAGTCAATGGCTACATAAAAGCCGCGATAGCTGAAAAAATCAGCCGCGATAGCATCCGATCAGCGTCACCAGATGCAGAAGGACCTGCAGCGGCTACACCGCCAGAACTGGAAACGGTAGACCTGCAAAGGCTCCTGACTGATGCACGGTATCAGCTTGATATCATGGATATATACGGCCAGGAGCAGACGCAGCGCTTACTTGATCAGGCACGAAGCAAATAAAAAAAGGTGGGCATTTTCGCCCACCTTATTTTTTTTAAATGAAATAATATTTTCTTACTGTTTTTTCCGTTCTGTTAGGGCTGATGCTTAGTAACTCGTCTGGAAGATATCCGGCCTTTGTATAGCCACAACTTACTTTTTCGTATCCGCCTAAGTCTTTAAAAAATTGTACTGCATCAAATACATTAAAAACATAAGTTGCCGGTACTTCTTTTTCTTCTTTTTTCACTTCAACTCAACGCGTGCCGTGCTTAGCATAGGTTGTTTTTTCTTCTAAAATCTTGCCGCCGAAATCCTGGAGACTAGAAATATTTGGATATTTCTTGAAAAGCTTTCTATAAGTTTTTGCTAACTCTGAATATAACATTGTTTTTTCCCTTTGCTTGATGTATAATCAAGCTACCTTTCTTTTTTTGATTGGTGCCGGTTGCGTTTGCTTGGTAGGTAGTGCAACCGGCTTTTTTTGTTTACACCCTTATTATATCACTTTTAAAAGTTATGTCAAGCCTTTTTATAACTTTTTTTCGTTATATTTTTTCTTGACTTTTTGCCATGGAAAAGCTACTATATATATGTAGCGATACACCAAACGCGAAAGGAGAGTGCTATAAGTATGATAAAGTTTAAATTTGATGTAGCCGGCGCACTGGCTACCGCAGGCGTTACAGCCTACACAGCGCAGAAAAGCGGCATTTTATCACAGGATACATGGCGAAAAATTAAGGCAGGGGATACACATATAAGCCTTGAAGCTATTAACCGTATATGCTGCATTTTGCACATGCAACCGGAGCATCTTATATACTACGCGCCAGACCAAGCCGAAGAAGAAAAGATTTTAAAAAACTTTCAAAAAAAAGCTTGACACAATAACTTTTTTAAGTTATACTAAAGGCACAAAGAGAGAAAGGAAGCCCCACAGGGGCAAAGGTAAAAAGATATGAAGATGACAGACGGAAAGAAGCTTGTAGAAATTACCGCGAGAGTATGGAGCAATGGCCAGTATAGCCAAGACCTCAGTGTTGGTCTTTTAATTGATGGCTCTTTTGAGTATGGTCAAGGGGCTTATAAGGTGGATAGCGTCGATGACGTCATTGATTATGCTTTTGACTGGCAAAATTGCACAGGTGATTTTGTCGATGATGAAGACCCAGACAACAACCGCCGCGTTGATGTTGATATAATTTCTGATTCAAGCCATGAAAAGCCGTATGATGAGTTCACAGTGAGAGCGTAGCAAGTAAAATCTGACGCACTGGCAACGGATGAGGCTGCCAGCCTTTTTGATGGGGGATGGCGAAGCAGCGACTATTACCAGCTGATGTTTGGGCGTAGATGTGACAAAGAAGAAGCCGCCGGCATCTGTGCAGCACTTGCCACTTTTGAGCAGTAATTCGCACCTGCCCGGCAAGGTTAGAGCCGGGAGAAAGGAAGATAAGTTGAAGCCAAAACAATTAAAACGCAAGGTTGAAAAGTTCGTGTTTCAGCATGAACTTTTTCTTGGTGATCATACTATCACCCCTTACGAGCTAGAGCAGCTTACACAATCCAAAAATACAGCAGAAATTTTATCACTTTTAACAATCCCTTGTGGAGATTGTCTTTCTTGCCTTAAAATCACACCATCACAAGCGCTTTCGATTCCTGCTTGTGATCTTGTCGCCCCATATACACGCGGAATGGCTTTTTCAAAGCTTGCAGCAGCAACTTACAGACTTCCAACATGCCAAGAGTGGGGCAAAGTTGTTTCTTTTCTCCGTCAGCAGACGCATAATGCAGAAGATTTAGAAGAAGCATTGATCAACTCGTTTTCAGATGCCGTTGTACAAAAAAATCAAGATCTTTTACCAATCGCGCGTGCAGCTGCCGAAACCGGCGATACTCGCCCAGATAGCGACCTTTTGTCAGAGTGGTTCGCAGAGTCCGACAATTATACAAAGCTTTTAAAGCAGTATGTTTATAGTTATATTGCAGAATAGTTTCTAAGACAATCCTAAAAGTGGATTGTCTTTTTTTATGTTTTCTGACTTTTGAATCGTTATACTCAATTTGTGCAACTTGCACTTTTAAAAATATTTAACTTGATTTATACCTCATATTGTTGTATTATGCAATTAAGCTACTATATATAGTATTTATATGTAGCCTAGATATGGATATATAGAGTATATAGCCCATGATCGGAAAAGATTTCAAGCCGTGCTAAAACACGGTGCTTCTTTTTCTGGTCGTGGGCTTTTTTCTTTCCCCAGGCCTACAGCTTTTCCGTGTCGCTTCCTTATATATATTATATACAGTATATATATTTACTGTATATGTATATGGTATATATACTTAATATATTATCAGTATATTTATATTATATTTATAATTATATGGTGTATATGTATATAACATCTGTATATGTACAGTATATATAGAGTATATATAATATATTGTCTGATAATATATATTAAGTATATCTGTATAAGGTATATATGTACAGTATGTATAAGGTATATGTATAGTATGTCTCTATGTACTGTATAGGCATAGGTATAAGTATATGTATATCTGTATGTACAGTATATAGATATCTGGTAAGTAGGTATGTGTATAGTGTATCTAAGTATATACAGATACAGAGTGCAGGAGCTGACAGTTGACAGCTGATCAAGTCAGAGACGGACACATGTGCAGCCAGCAGATGAGAGATACACAGACAGGCGCACAGATGAGGACAGGCAGCCAGGACGGACACAGACGAGAGTTGGACACGATGAGCACGCACAGAAGGGCGCTAGAAGGGCACGGAATGCGGCTAGAAGGCATTTGAAGGGGAAAGGCTAAGGGTTTACCATATTTATTCACGACAAAAAGCTAGAAAGGAAGGAGGCGGCATAGAATGCCAAGAGGTGGGAAAAGAATGCCCAGTCTGCAAGATGTAGCTGAGACTATGGAAGGGAACGAGCTAGACGCGATTTTGTCATCTGCCCTTGATCGCCCCAGAAGCCGCAGGTGTGGTGCGCCGCAAGCGTTCGAAAACAGCGAAGACGGGCTAGAAGAGTTTCAAGTAGCTTCACGCAGCTACTTTGCACAAGTCCGAGATATCAACCGACGGGGCGAAATGCGGCTGATTCCTGACGTTGAATCGTGGGCCACATATCTGGGTATCACAAGAAAAACTATTCTCAACTACGAAAAACGCGGCGAAGACTGGCAAAATGCCATTGCATTTTACAAAGGCATCATCACAGCTTGCAAAAAGCAACTTGCACTTGCTGGCAAAATGCCACCAGTGCTTGCAATTTTTGATCTTACTAACAACTCCGACTATGTCAACGCATCGGAGTTCCGGTTATCAGCTGAGGCAGCACCAGAAGCCAAGCAGATAACAGCGGAAGAGTGGGAAAAAGTCATTGATGCAGAGCCAGAAGCCCCAAAACTATCGGATTTCAAATTGTCTGACGATTTAAATTAAGATTGGTCAAGGTTTCTTGATCTATGTTAATCTCTCAGATGGTATGGAGTACGTATAATGTTTATTATACGTACTTTTAACGGTCAATGGTGCGTATACTCAGACCAGGACAGCAAAACACTGTTGCTTTTGTATATACAAATACGCACAATTTAGGTTTTGCCGCCATAGGATCAGGAGCCGCGACCAGCTGCGCAGCTGCCAGATGATCACACGAAAAGGGGTGTAGGGGTCTGAGAGCGCGCCCCCGGCATGGGGCTACTTAGTCCCCAAAATATTTTTCCAAAATAAAAAGCCCCTTTTAACTCGTAACTACACATATGGCAAAGATAAAAGCTGTGAGCCTTGACAGTTTCTTTGCCATAGCACCAAGGCATAATATACTCAAACTATAAAATGAAAATATCAACCAAGGAAATAGCCGACGAATGTCAGCATTGCGGTGACATACTGTTTTGCCAGTTGTGCCGTGAAGGGCACGGAATCAATCGTGAACGAATAAACGTTACCCAAATGGTTACATGCCAGATAGAACACAAGAACAGGAGGTTATCTAATGAGAATCATTTCACAATGTAAAACCAAATCTGTTGAGTTTTGTAACGTTGCTTTGCTGAGACGTGATGAAACTATCTTTGCAAGGACTGCAAACCAAGACATGGTACTTGCAGAGTATAAGACTCCAGTCAGAGCAGCTGAGGTATTTGAGGAATTAAACATTTCTGCTTCTAACTTCTCAACATATATCTACTACATGCCGGAGGAATAAGCAATGGAAAGAAAATTAGTTTTAGTTAAATTTATTGACGGCACAAGTGAAACAATAGAAGCTTATTGCAGTTCGCGAGGTGGATACTATGGCTATCTAACCAAAAAAGAATTGTTTTACGTATCTTGTGCTTCTAACTTCTCAAAAACTCTCTTTCCTCGCGAGTTTGTTAAAGCAATATCCCTTTTGGATGAATAGGAGGAGTAATGGCAAATACAAAATTTGAAAATGCAACAACATGGTTACAAGGTGTTATTTCTGGATATCAAAAGCAGATCAACGATTTCTCAGCTACGCCTAATCCAGATGCAAATAAAATAAAAGCATGTAAAGAGCGTCAGGAGCTTTGTCAGTACATTTTGGACTTTATGGTTAAGGCTAAGCAGCAGAATGATACAATGGCTGCTAAGTTAGGTCCTCAAAATACCGCTGTAAAGCCACAGAATGCCCCACAATCAATTTCAACTCATTTAATGGCAAATACTATGGGTAAAGAACAGCTAGAGCAATTAGAGCTTGTTTTGGGGCTTGATGCTACAATCAGCTTTTGTAGAGCTGCTTTAATCTTGAAGCTTCCAGAATTTGAATCAAAAGAGGCGCTTCTCGGAACACTTAAAGATTTTGTCGCAAAGCGAAGCTAGGAGGATGTCTTATGAGAGTTTTCGTTTTAACTTTTGATTCCTATTTTGATTCCTATGGTTCTTTGCTCAAATTGATCGGTGTCTTTCAGTCCAAAGATAAAGTAAAAGCCGCTATTGAGCAAACAAAAGTTAAATATAAAAAAACCATAAATGAATATCGCGACCATGCTAGATACTACGATGGAATGAGTGATTCTGAAATTGAAAAAGAAATCAATGAACACTTTATCGTTAAGTCTGTCGAGGTTGACAAGGTGATTAACCGAAATTTAGGAGGTTATGTGGAATGATAAAAATTCTGAGACCTGGCACAAAAAAGGAAGCTGAATGTCCAAGCTGCGGTGCGCTTTTGAGCTACGATATTTCTGACATTCTTGAGAAATCGTCGCACTCAATTGCAGAAACATCATCTGCATCTTGGCTAAGCAGTAAAAATGCAACTTACATCGTCTGCCCACAATGCAATAACAAAATTATTTTGTCAGCAACTCGATAAGAAAGGAGTGCCTATGAGTGATATAGACAAATGCATTTCTGCGCTGATCAAGCTTAGCAAGTCTTTTGGAATTGATGCTAAAGCTTTGCCACCGTGTTTTAACCACATAACTGTTACTTTTAATAAAAAATTATATGATGGTACTCTGCACCGCTTTAACTATGCTTTTGAGCTTTGTTTACTGGAAAACCTTGACGTTCGTCAACTTCTTGAATATTTCGAATATGTATTTTTTGATAAAATTTTGGAATATTTTATCGAATGTGAAAAAGAAGCATTCAACGCAGAGGAGTTTTTATGATTAAATTAGAACATGCTGTATTACCAAGCCCAGAACAAATAGAATTTGCTATTGAAGGTCTTCGAAACTCCTTCAATTCATGGTTTAAAAGTGATAGCCATTGGGGCTGTCTTCACCTCGGTGAAGAACGTGATTGTGATACCTGCGATAGTATCCAACCAGATAAATGTACATGGTCTCCACAATTTATAGTTGGCAAAGAAGATATGGCACTTATGCGACGTCTATCTTCATATGGTCCCGATCATCGTAAATTTATGCGTATGCTTCCGGTATGTATCAGAATTACAGCACCACTTTATTGGTGGAAAGAAGCAGACACATATTCCGTAGGCACTTCAAAGAATAGTTGTAGCACCATGCATCGAATTGATGCCAAAGAATTTACATTAGATGATTTCTCAGCAGAGCATCTTATTGACTTTGAAAGTGCTGAATCTGATTTCCCAATATTTCACGGGGCAGAGCATTCGCCAATTGGCCTGTTGAATCAGACAATCCGTATACTTAATTTTTACAGGCAAAAATATCTTGCTACCAAGGAAAAGAAGTATTGGTGGCAACTAATTCAGCTGCTGCCTGATTCTTATAACCAGACCAGAAATGTAACACTTAACTACGAAGTCCTTGCAAACATCTATAAAGCACGCCGTAACCATAAGTTGGACGAATGGCGAGATTTTTGCGACTGGATTGAAACATTGCCGTATAGTGATCTTATCACTGGAAAGGAAACGAAATGACATTTGACGAGTATCAGCGCGGTGTAATGAGAACCGCGTCAGACGTAACAAAAGCGACAAAGGAAAACATGCTTATGAATGGCATCCTCGGTACTGCAGGTGAAGCAGGTGAGCTTGTTGATCTTCTCAAAAAGCAGATTTTTCAGGGGCATCCGTTCGATAGAGAACATCTTATCAAGGAATGTGGTGATGTGCTGTATTATCTGGCGCTTACTGCTGAGGCGCTTGATACCTCTCTTGAGGATATTGCAATCAAAAACAACAAGAAGCTTTGGGAGCGCTATCCTAACGGCTTCAAGGTTGAAAATTCACTCCATAGAAAGGAAGGGGATATTTAATGTTTGTTCTTATTCTCCGTGTTCTGGCATCTCTTTTCAACATCTTTATGCTGACTAGCATTATAGGATGGCTGAATGAGAAAAGATCCAGAGAACGACTTGCCAGTGCTGTAGTACTTTCTACGTTCTTTATCATGAATCTTGTCTTGACAGCCAGTGGTTTGTGAGGATAAGATCACGCTGGGGTTATCGCCAAATGGTAAGGCACAGGATTTTGATTCCTGCACTGTTGGTTCGATTCCAACTAGCCCTGTTGTGCCATTAGCTCAGTTGGAAGAGCACTTGACTTTTAATCAAGGCGTCGTGGGTTCGAGTCCCATATGGCACATACGGACCTTTAGCTCAATAGGTTAGGGCAGCTGCCTCATAAGCAGCCGGGTCTGGGTTCAAGTCCCAGAGGGTCCATATGCAGTTTGTAAACAATGTGGTTTTTTTCTTTCTCTTGTGAAATCCCTTTCTCTTTTCCCACAAAGTAGCAACTGCAACTCCCCGTGAGAATCAACCTGCGGACAAGTCAGCCGCAACCGTATAGGCGGTTTTTGGGTAGATGTGCAGAATTGGTATTGCAGCAGACTGTAAATCTGTCATCTTCGGATATGTAGGTTCGAGTCCTGCTCTACCCACTTTTGCCGCGATGCCACAATGGTACTGGGCTAGTCTTGAAAACTAGTGATCTGTAAAAGGACTGAGGGTTCGAATCCTTCTCGCGGTGCTCCAGTTGCCTAGGGTAGCTCCCGAAAAGCAGAACCTGTGACTGCCTGGCAACTGATTTGTAATCACAGGAATACATTATCGCACAGGAGGTAAAACAGATGTCAGAGAAGGCAAAAAAAGAAATAGTAATATCGGAGGGCAGAGATTTTAAAGGAATCTGGATTCCAGAACGTCTTTATTTATCACCAGATTTAAGTCCTAGGGAGAAATTCTTGTTAATTGAGATATACAGCCTTACTCAAAAAGACAAAGGCTGTTTTGCTTCTAATAAACATTTTGCCAACTTCATTGGCTTGAAAGAAAATAGTATTCAAAAGATGCTTTTAAAATTTGAGCAACTGGGACTGATTGAAAGAATCTTTGAATACAAAGAAAACACTAAAGAAATCGACAAGCGAATCATTATACTCACCCAGAAATTTTTTGATTCTTTTGTCAATGAAAAATCTATTTCTTCTAACATGGAAAAAAATCCATGTGGGGGTATGGAGAAAAATCAACAGGGTGGGGTTGAAAAAAGTCCACAGATAAGTAATACAATAGATATTAAGTATAACAGTAGTTTAAGTGATACAGATAAAGAACATGCTCTATTATCAACTAAAGTTGACAATAGAGATAAATACATGGTTTCGCGCACTAAAAGTGCTCAAAACTCAGGTGGCAAGCCACAAAAGAAAGAACCTACTGTTGATCCAGATGATTTTATCAAATCTAAGGAGTCAGTTCTTAAAGATGAGCTTCACAGACTGTATTCAAACAATCCCAGGAACATCTTTACTACAGAGCAACAGGAAAATGACTGGGTTGACAAGGAATATAACAGCCTGACTTCTATTATTTTTGAGTTTAACCACCAATACAAAGCATCTACAGGCTTTGACGCTAAGAATCTATCAGACGAGAGCCTTAAACGAGTTGCAAGAAGCTATATCAAGTCACCAGAATCTTTAAAAGATGACTATGATGACCTTCAAAGCAATAAGGTTTTGATTGAAGAGTATCTAAAAACTGATTACGGCAGCAAACATGGAGTGATTGTAAAGAGTTTATCACACTACATGTCTGGCAGCATCCGAGAAATGTTGTTTTATAAACACTTGTATTAACTTGCTAGCTATATACACGTACATTATGCTAGCTATATATGTACGTTGATACAAGTATACACGTACACTAGGAGGTGTAAATGCAGAATATAGAAATCAACTTTGGGGTTCGTCCATGTATTGTAACTCAAAATGGCGAAGAAAAGAAAGCGTTATTCCATATGTGGGAAAATTTTGCAAAGCCTGTTGCAGCGGATTTGTATATTGGCGGTTGTCCTGAGGGACAAATGAGCATGATATTTGGGCTTGTAGAGTATAATGATGGCACGATGGGCGAGGTAAATCCTAGCCAGATTCGATTCGTTGACAATAAGATCAAAGACTATGCTTTTGAGGAGGGCTGATTCATGGTGAAATATAGACCACACAGAGGAGCATTATGCGACGCAATGGCAGAAATGAGAATCTTTGATTCTGTCGAAGATATGTTCCACTACATTGTCGAAGACTGGAAAGCATATGGAAATCCATTTGATATTGGAGATTTAACCATAACGTGTGATGAAGGAAAAGACGAGCGCATTAACTGGAAGGAAGGCAGATATGTCTGCACCAGGCGAATGCGAGAAAAGATTTTTGACACGCCGCAGTGTATCGGAATGTGTTCGATTGAATCGTAGAATGGAGATAATAACATGATGAATCCAAAAAATAGTATAACGGTACTCGGATGTGAGTATCAGGTTACAGTAGTTCAACACGATCAGTATAAAACGTGTGAGGGCTGTGATGGGTGGACTGACCCATATAGTAAAAAAATCTTCCTCATCGACCAGACTGCTAACCCAGACTGTGATCCAATCGCAACTGACCCAGCAGGACGAATGAAACAAGTGCTTAGGCATGAAATTGTACACGCTTTCTTTAACGAGTCTGGACTTGTCTACAACTCAAATTTTTCGATGCAGGGATGGGCGACGAATGAAGAAATGGTTGACTGGATCGCATGGAATGGTGAGAAACTGCATAAAGCGTGGAAGGAGGCGGGACTAGTTGATTAAAGATGATTTGCAAACAAAAGTTGTGGAGCAAGCCGCCCTTATAGCGGCGGCACTCAAAAAAGGTAAAGACGTTGAGGTACGGCGAACTGCAGCCGGAATCAGCGTTGCCGAGGTTAGCAAGAAGGTTGTATACCGATGATTGATGTCATGATTAACATTGACTGCAGAGATGGAATGAAAAGTATACCTGACAAGTCGATTGACATGGTTTGCACAGATCTTCCATACGGGATTACAAGAAATAAATGGGATACTCCGATTCCGTTTGATGACTTATGGGGGGGGCATTAACCGCATAATCAAAGACAATGGTGCAATTATCCTCTTTGCATCTGGTATGTTCACGGCAGACTTGATGAAAAGCAATTGCAAAATGTGGCACTATAATTTGATTTATGAAAAAGCAAATGCATCTGGATTTCTCAACGCGAACCGTATGCCACTTAGAGCGCATGAAGATATTTGCGTGTTCTATAAGTGTTTGCCAACATACAATCCGCAAATGAAAAACGGTATGCCTGTTAAACGGGTTCGAAAAACTCAGAAAGCGACATCAAAATGCTACGGAAACTATACCCCAACTGACTATGAAAGCACACAAAGATATCCAAGATCTGTGTGGAGATTTTCAAATGAAAACGGATATCATCAGACACAAAAGCCAGTTAAACTAATCGAAGAGTTGATTAAGACATATAGTAACCCAAACGACACAGTACTTGATATCTGTGCTGGAAGCATGACAGCAGCAATAGCAGCTGTGAATACTGGCCGTCATTACATTTGTTTTGAAAAAGACCCCGATATTTTTTCAAATGGCGTAAAAAGATTTAATGAATCAACCAATGGAGGATATGGACAATGAAATTAAAAAGACTAATTGTTACCCTTGTAACCGCAGCAATGTTTTCTAGCGCAGCCATTGGCTGCGGCACTGAAGCTAATAAGGTAAGCGCTAATATTTCTGCGCAAGCAGACAATTTTAATATTACCAGAAAGCTTACTGTTCTGAATGCAAGAACCGATACAGTCCTTTTGGAGCTGACTGGAACATTTGCATTAAATAACAATTCATCAAATGAACTCGAAGTCATTATTGAGACTGCCGAAGGCAAATATCAGAAAGATTACGTGTATTTGAATGACTACACCATGTACGTGGTCGAGGATATCTCTGGTTCAGAGGTAGACAAATACCATTATGAGATCAATTTCTTACCTGAATGGGGACTCAAGGCAACTCATCATGAGTAAACTTTACGTTTACATAGTAAGCACATATAATACATTCAGTCTTAAAGGATCATAACAAAGGTTTGGAAATGGATTTTGCTGTGATAAAGCTTGAAAAGCTTAGAAATCTGTCACCAAACACTTAGGAAAGGAGAAAAATCTTTATGACATACGAAGATGCCTTAAAAGCCTCAGAAAATGGTCAAAATGTAATGATATGGACAGGAGAGGAGTATCTACGCCTAGAAGAAGCAAAAGAATTTCTGAATTGTTCTTCTCATGTAATTCGAAGTAGTGAAGAATACAAAGGATACAAAAAGTTTTGCGAAGCTATTCAAAGCGATAAATGGAGTACTTATACAGAAATAGATCTTAGATGGGAACTTAGAAATTATCGAAAGCGTTTTGAACGCCTGAGTCGCATACAAGATGATTTTTTAAAAGAACTACTCGGCAGCAATTATACAGCCCGGTATTCCAGTGAGCAAATGATCGTTGCCGATGCATTCAACACTCTTTATAGCCTAAAACGCAACCAAAAAATATTTATGTTTACAACTATTGTATTCTTAGCAACAACAATTATAGCCTTAATAGTTTAAAGGAGGAGTACGCATGAGATTTTCAGAAGCATTTAAATTGATGAAACAGGGTGCGCTGATAAAGCTTCCGTCATGGGCAGGCTATTGGTACTGGTCCAAAGAAAAGCAGACCATCATCATCCACACAAAAGATGGTGAGGAGTTTGATATTAGAAAAACAGCTAATCCAGATTATACTTTTTCAAACATTGCATCCGATGATTGGATTGTTTGGCATTTGAACAGTGAGAGCCTTAACAGCAGAGCTAAGATAGCTATGATTTCGCAACCAATTTGTGGTAAAACCATTGAAGAAATTAAAGCCACAAGAGAAAAAGCCGTTCAAGCTTTAAAAGAAATGGGGTATGAACCTATAGATGTTCCTTTTTTAGAAGAATGGTACAACTCCAAGGCTTCTCTTGAGCAAAGTAGCGTAGTCACCGTTCCTGAATATTTTGTTGCTGAGCTTTTTATTCGCATAACCCGTTCTAGCGCAATTTACTTTTGTAAAGGATGGAAAAACACGGTTGGTTGTTGGCTCGATCATAATGCTGCTTCGGCATACGGCTTAAAAATTATTTACGAGGAATAGGAGAGCAAATAAATGATTGTTACAGGCATGGCACACTTTCAGAATGTGTGCAAAAGAAAATTGTCAGAATGGTATGACAAGCAAGAGGGAGTAGAAAAGATTACTCCAGATAATGTTTTCGTTGTATGGAGTTGTAAGACTTTGCAAAATTACAAGTTACTGGCAGCCACCACAGTGTCGGGAGATGGAGTTTATGCCGAGTATACTTACAACGGCGACAAACAGGAACTGTACGAAGACGTGTACAAGAAAGTACAGAATACATGCCACAAGGAGGAATAAGAAAGATGAAAGCAATGCTATCACAGCCAATGGCTGGCAAAACTGATGAGGAAATTGTTGCAACAAGAGAAAAGGCTGTTACAGCTTTAGAGGCGAAGGGCTATGAAATCGTAAACACTCTTTTTACAGACGAGTGGTACAGCAACGAGTCGATGAAGGAACGCGGTGTTGTACAGATTCCACTCTGTTTCTTGGCAAAGTCTCTGGAGAACATGAGCCTGTGCCATGCCGCATATTTCTGTAAAGGATGGGAAAATGCTCGTGGATGCCGTATCGAACATGATGCAGCTGTTGCGTATGGGCTAGATATCATCTACGAAGAGGACTAAGCACCATGGATTCAAGAATAGCAATTTTCAACATGCAGGACGGAATCCCAATGAAACGCCAAAAATATCCTGAAATTTGGTATTGGGATAATGAACGGAAGACAATTATGATCAAATATCCTACAGGGCATACAGACGAAAAGCTTTTCGCAATGAATGACCAAGATCATATTGATTATGTATTTGAGGCTTTATATGCAATTGACTGGTATCCAGCAGATGAAGCAGATCGTTCGAAATTGGGAGCATTCTACTTCTCAAGACCATTTTCTTTTAACCATGCTCTTTTTGCACTCAAAGACGGTTGCGAAATAACACGTAAAGCCTGGCATGAGAAAAAAATATATCTTAAACTTGTAGAAAATAGCAAAACAACTATTGCTCTTGTGTATCCAAATGGTACACAAATTGACTGGACACCTTCTGTTGAAGACATATTAGCAGAAGATTGGCTTTTTTACACTGAATGGAGGAAAATAAATGGTTAGAGTAGGTTCGGCGAGAATTGATGAGAATGGAAAAGTGAAGGGCGGACAGCCAGGTGACCAGACAGGATTTGAGGTGGCGATTGAGCCATGGTATCTGCACGATAAGGGTTGGGTTATAATCCGCGCGAAGGATGCAAATATCCGTGAGCGTATCGCAATCTGCATGGAAGCAGCGTGTGCCAACAATTTGATTGGTTACAATCAGGACGGATCATGGGAGCTGTACGATAAATCAAAACAGTATGGATGGGATTGCTCGAAGGTAAATGTTACTGCAAATACGGATTGTAGCAGCCTTGTTCGTACTTGTGTTGCGTTTGCAGCACAGAGAGAGATTGAGTGGTTTTCAACTCTAATAGAAGTTAAAATTTTGAACAAAACAAAACTGTTTGATATCTTGACAGATGCAAAGTATACCAAGTTCTCGGATTACCTATTGAGAGGAGACATTCTTTGTACCTGCACACAAGGTCACACAGTAGTTGTCCTTGACAATGGTGCAAAGGCTGGACAATCTGGTAGCCAACCGCCTCAGAACAGCGCAGAAGGCAACACAAGCCTTTGTGGCAAGGGTATTGGCACAGCAGTTGCGCTAACGCCTATGAACATCCGCACAGGGGCAGATACATCTGCAAAGAAGCTCGACACAATCAAGACCTCTGTAGCCGTAGAGGTCCTTGAAATCACCGCTTCTGGTTGGTATAAGATTGTATGGCCCGGCGCTTCATGCGGATATGCCTTTACAAAGGCAGGAAGTGGCTATTACAGCTATTCTCCAAATACCAACACACAAGTCATAAACTTAGGCGATAAAGTCCAATTTACAGGCAATAAACAGTATATGTCAGCATGGGCTGATAAGCCAATCACTGCAGTTCCGGAGGTTGCAACTGTAACAAGTATTTGCGAGAGTGGCAAGCACCAGTATCACATCATAGGCGATAACGTCTATGGCTGGGTAAACCGAGAGGATATAACGAAAAAATAAATTTAAAATGGCATAATCAAAATGGTGATTGTGTAACAGCCAAAATGGAGGCTCTTCTTTAAGTGTTAGGAAAGGAGGAGCCTCTTTTTTGTTAGAGTTAAGACAACATAAAGAACGTGTGGAAAATATACAGCGCCAGATCATCATGCAACCTACATACAGCCAGCTCAGCACCTTATGCGGCGGAGCAAGACTGATTCTTCTTGATGCGAATGAGTTTATACCAAATCGTGATTTTAAGAATCTTGATGCATATAGAGGGTATGGCGACCATGTAAATAGCTATGTCCGATGGTACTGCAATCGCAACAGAAAAGTAGAGGGTGACGAGTGGGACAAACTGTATTGGCAGACTTATCTGAATGGTGCACGAGCAAGAATATTCAATGATTACCTGCTATTTTTGGAGCACAAGCGCGAACCTAGAAAGATGTTCTACAAGCCAAAGATCAAGCAGTTTGAGAAGTTCCAGCTTATAGAATCTTATCAAGGTATGCTTGATGATAAGTACGACATTCTATGCATATCCATGCCGCCTGGTACGGGCAAGGCACAGCCATTATATTCAAAGGTACTTACTCCGAACGGTTTTGTTCAGATGGGTGATTTAAAGGTTGGCGACAAAGTATTTGCTGCGAATGGCAATGAATCAACCGTAGTCGGAATTTTTCCTCAAGGGAAACGCAAAATCTATGAAATTACTCTTGATGATGGATCTAAATGCAGAGCATCCGACAACCATTTATGGACTGTTCAAAGCAGAGATGATCGAAGGATAAGCAAAAAGCATCCGCGCGAAACATATCGAACAATAACAACCGAGGATATGATAAAGAATCTTTATGTAGAAAATGGAAAGAGGAAAAATTATTCTATCGACTATATAAAGCCTATTGATTTTCCAACAGCAGAATTAAAGTTGCATCCATATGTTATGGGTATTCTTATTGGAGACGGGTATTTAGGCGGAACACCAACATTTTCTACCGGGGACCCAGAAGTAATTGACCTTGTAAATTCTTTTTTGCCACCAGGATATAAAGTAAAGCACAAAGATAGATGCACTTATATAATAAACGGTCACGAGAAAGAACGTCGCCCTAATAGTTTAGTCACAAAAGCAGTAAAAGAGTATGGATTATTTGGACATACAGCCGCACAAAAATTTATTCCTAAAAATTATTTATATGGAAGTAAAGAGCAACGCCTTTGGCTTCTAAAAGGACTTATGGATGCTGACGGTACAACTGATGGAGGAAACGCATCTTACTGCACTATATCAGAACAGTTGGCTAATGACATAATAGAACTTGTTCATTCACTTGGTGGATATGCAAGCAAGCAGGTTAAAAAAAACGGATACAAAGATAAAAACGGGAACTATGTCACCTGCCATGATTCTTATAACGTACAAATGGAATTTGATTCCTCTAATAGCCAAATTTTTGCTACTACCAAAAAACAAAGCAAATATAAACCAAAAAGGGAACGAATCCGCCGTTTTGTAAAATCAATTGAGTACATCGGAGATGATGAGTGCCAATGTATATACATTGACGATTCGTCACATTTATACATCACCGATGACTATATTGCTACGCACAACACAACCCTGCTCAAGTTCTTCCATTCAGCCGTAATTGGTTGGTTTCCGGACGATTACAGCCTGTTCTATTCGCACTCAGGCGATATTACGCGAATGTATTACGATGGTGTCTATCAAATGGTTGATGATGCACTTGAATACGCTTGGCACGATATCTTCCCAGACTTGAAAATTACATCTACAAATGCATTGATGCAACAATTCAATGTCGGAAAATATAAGCCATTTCCATCTTTGCAAACAACATCTGTAGGTGCGAAGAGTGCCGGAAAAGTTCGTGCAAGCAAATTTTTACTTACTGATGATATGATTGGTAGCCTAGAAGAAGCCTTGAACAAGAACTACCTCGACAAGATGTGGGGAGCTTATACTGTAGATGCATTGCAGCGAAAAACAGTTGATAGCAATAATAATCCTTGCAAAGAGATCATGCAAGCAACACGTTGGTCAACTCAAGATGTTATTGGAAGGCTGATAGATATATACGATGGAAACAACCGCGTAAGGGTTATTTCTATTCCTGC